TAGGATGGGGCACAACCAAATGAGGGGCAAGGTCGCCCTGCTGACGCCAACGCTCGCCACCGCCCCTGCCAACTTATACCTAGCAGCCATAGGGTCTACCCCCATCCTACCATGGCGGGCGCCGATTCTCGCCAGCGACCCCAAAAAAATCTCTTAACCTGTTCTTAACCTTTGAGACCTTGCCGGGGGCTCCAGATGCTGTAGGATAGGTTCAAGCGAGAGGGAAAACCTTTCCACCCTCCGCCCCCGAGACCGATGCTTCCCATCCTCCCCTCCACCCGCTTCGCCGCTTTCATGGGCGACGCCGAGGCCCTGGCAGCCCTGCTGCTCAAGCGCCCCCGTGTGATCGGCGGGCACCGTGCCACCCTACTGCTGAACCTGGCGCAGACCAGCCCACTGGGTCGTAAGGCTTTGCAGGCGTGTGCCAAGGCTGCCAATCGTCACCGTGTGCTCCACGCCGATGGCAGCACCACTCAAAACGACAGGGTGTTCTCCAAGGCCAGCACCAAGCGGCTGGCGATGTGGGCACAGGATCGCAACTCTAAGATCTGAGCCCTTACGGGCTGGGGGCTTGCGCCCCTGGCCCAATCCATGGTATCATTTGGAAGTCAACGCAACCGACACCGACCCATGCTTACCTCCCTCACCACCATGGCCCACACCGCCCGCCCTGAGGGTCTGCCCACCGCCACCGCCCCCTGGGAGATGTGGTGGTCCCTGTACCTTAATGCAAAGTTCCGGGGTGACCGGGTGGCCAAGCGAGTGGCTCTGGCTCAGTACAATCGGGCGGTGGAATTAGAGATCGCCTGATTACACTTAGGGGGGCTCGCAGCCCCCCCATTCTCAACAATACTAAAATCGCAATTTTCCAATGTTCGCTAACATTCAGGAATCCCTAAAATCAGTCACCGATGATAACGGGTGTGTGTCATTCTCGATGGCTGCCAGCATAGCCATCATGCACAATGTTGAGGAGCAATTTAATATACTGTACAGCCACATGTGGGGTGAGCCTGTTGATGCTGGGGAGCTGCTACATTGGCTGGGTTACTGATATTCTCAAAGGGGCAGAAATGCCCCTTTTTTTATATTTTGAAAAACTCAGTTATTTTATATTTTGCAAATGCACAATTTATTATATTTTATAGATGCACAGTTAATAATATCACATGAAAACATTTACAGTATACAGTATACACAATTAATCACAATTACACAATATAAAGAATAATCAATTAATCACAATTACACAATATAAAAAATAAACATGTAATCGTAAGTATAAGTATAAAAATATAACAGTTAATCGTAATTAAAAGTATAAAGATATAGCAGTTAATCGTAAAAGGGGACCCAAGCTTATAAGCTATAAACGTTTCCCAACCCCCTCTAAATAATAAAAAGGAATTTGAAACCTCAAATCCCTCAAAGTAAAAAAAATTTCCCCAAAAATTTTTCGTTAAAAACCCCAATGGAACACCAAATAACTTACAAGACCAAAGATGGTACGCTCAAGGAGCAAAGATTTGATGACTTCAATGAGTTTGCCGATACCATTGAGACCTTAGCAAATGATTACTATGCAGGCATGAAGCCAGAAGTTTCAGTGGAAACAATTTATAATACAATGGTAAGAAAAGAGAAAGTCACCAATGAACAACCAAGTGAATCTAGAGGAATGGAATTCCTTAGTGAAAGTAGTACAGAAACTCAAAGATAAGATTGATAATATTCCAGTCCCATTCAAATTCATGTACAAACCTCCCTCACGGGAGGAGTATGTAAATATTGTTGAGTTTCTGGATGAACTTGATCAACGACTCAAAAAATTAGAAAAGTAAAATGCCATTACTTATAGGTCCAAAAACAAATGATAGTCCATCAATTAATGGACCGTGTTTATTTCCAGCAAAACCAGTAACATCACCATTTGAATCAACAAATGTTTTTGTAAATAAAAAGCGATTATCATTTATTCATGCTTTGTTACCACCAGATACAGTTGATGGTCAAGCATGGCAACCATTAATTCCTTGTGTATTTCCTGCAACCCCAGCACTTAGACAAGTTGTCACTACCGTAAATAAGAGTGTTTTTATTAATAAATTTGCTCCCGCTGTTCAAGGAGATGCCACCGAACTAACTTCATTTCCTGGCACAAAGAGAATTTTTGTTGCTCCATTTCAGCACCCAAACATCTTTGTTGCCAACACAGCTAAGTAGTGCTATAATACTTTAGTAATTTACCATTTCACTTTCATGGCAAAACGTCCTTCTCTCACTGGCGGTCAAAAGATTGAGTCCAAGCCCAAATCTACCCGACAGGGTAATGGGCAAAACACAAAGTATTCTGCCACTAGTAGAAATCCTGCTCGTAAAAAATATCGTGGACAAGGTAACTAAAGACATTCAAGATTGGATTTTGAGGTTATCAAAGCCAAGACGTGAGTTAGGTAACTTTGCTGTATGTCATTACGCAAAGTTTTCAAAGTATCGCATAGAACAACGTCTCATTAGCGACTTGGCGCCCTTAGAAGGCGTTGAAGTCGCTATTTTCGTACTGGACGATGCTCATACTTTGGAGGACCTTCTAGGGGCTTGTAGGGCTCTTGGTGAAGCTCACCCCGATTACATATTTTTAGATGATCATAAAGATGATTCAACTTTTATTAATGGCGTTCAAACAAATAACGGAAAGTATAATTTGATACTATGCCAGAATAAAAAGAAATTATTAGAGGCAAGAGAAAATCTTCATCAAACAGAGTATTACTCTTATTGGGATCAAGAGTTGTATAATCGGATCGTACAGGGATAGCAACCCCTCTAAAAGTTCTGTTTAACCTTACCGGAGAAAACAGATGGCTAACAGTCCAGTAGATAGAAGTGAAGAGTTTATTAAATCGGGTATGTCTCTGATTTCAGATTCTTCTTCAGATAAGTACCTAAAGAAGATTCATCAAAGTAAATATCAAATTCCAGAAGATCGTTTATCAAAACCATGCGGTGGTGCTGGTGGATTTGATGATTATGTAGAACGATTTGAGGAGTAATATAAATAATAAAAAAACTCCTTATGCTTACTTTTCAGACTTTTAAAGATCTGAATATTACATTCAAGCCTCATCCAGTTACAGCTGATTTAACAACTGTGAAGGATGAGGCAGCCATTAAGCAGGCAATTATTAATTTATTGTTAACAAATAGAGGAGAAAGACTTTTCGCTCCTCAAATTGGATCATCTTTAAGTAATTTATTATTTGAGATGTTAGATTATGGTACTGCTTCGTTAGTGAATACAGAAATTCAAAATACATTAAAATCATACGAACCAAGAATTAGAGTTCTTTCATTATCAACAGATCCAAATTTTGATGATAATGGTTTTGATGTAGAATTAGTCTTTGAAGTTGTTGGTAGAGAAGACCTTCCAAGATCAATTAACTTCTTTTTAGAGAGAACACGATAAATGTCTTACGTTCAAATTAATAACTTAGATTTCAATGAAATTAGAATTTCTCTTATTGAGTACTTAAGAGCACAATCTGATTTTACTGATTATGATTTTGAAGGATCAACTCTAAGTGTTTTAATTGATTTACTGGCGTATAACACCTATTACACGGCATTTAACACCAATATGGTGGTAAATGAGCTATTCCTATCTTCAGCCACCCTCAGGGACAACGTAGTGTCCTTAGCGAAGCAATTAGGATACAAACCGAAGTCTATTACTGCTCCTGTTGCTTACGTTAACTTTGATGTAGTTTTTACAGGAACAGCTCCGACTGTGATTTTTCTGAAGAAAGGAACTGGATTCACAACTATTTTTGATGACAATTTATATCAGTATGTTGTAGTAGAAGATCAAGAATCTGCTGTTGTAAACGGAATTGCCAATTTTAGAACTGTACCAATATACGAAGGTAGTGTAGTTACCAATTCATATACAGTAAATAATGCTCTAAAGTCACAAAGATTTATCATTGATAATCCAGGAGCAGATATTTCTTCAATCCGAGTTAAAGTTTTTGAATCACAAAATAGTAGTTCATTTGAATTTTATGAGTATTCAGATAATATTTTGAATGTCAATAAAGATTCTACAGTTTATTATGTGGAAGAAATTGAAGATGAGAAGTATGAACTTTTCTTTGGTGATGGTGTTTTAGGAAAAAAATTAAACAATAACCAATTTATTGAGGTTAGTTATTTGGTTACCAATGGTTCATTAACAAATGGAGCAAGAACGTTTACTTTTGCCGGCGTATTAGAAGATGTAAATGGAAATAGTAGTTACCCAGTAAATGTAACTGTTTTAAATACAAATACAACTCCGGCGAGTGGAGGAGAAGAAATTGAATCAATTTCTCAAATTAAATATAATGCTCCTAAGTATTTTGGAACTCAAGATAGAGCAGTAACTGCTCAAGATTATGCTTCAATTATTCAAAATATTTACCCATCAATTGCTGATGTAATTACATATGGGGGAGAAGAAGCACGAAATCCAGAATATGGTAAAGTTAAAGTTGTAATTAAACCAAAAAATTCTGCTTTCTTGTCAAGTATTACAAAACAAGAAATTATTCGTAAACTTAAATCATACATGGTTGGATCTGTAACTGTAGATATAGAAGATCCATCAATTGTGTATGTTGAAATGAATAGTAAAATTTATTACAGTCGTTCAAAAACAACACAAAGACCTGAAGAAATTCGTTCAAGAGTAATTTCTGGATTGAATCAATATATTTTACAATCAGATACAGAAAAATTTAATGGTAAATTTAGATATAGCAAATTTATTTCTGTAATTGATGATTCGGATAAAGCTATTAATTCAAACCAAACATCAATTATAATGAGAAAGGATTTTTATCCTTCGTTAAATTCTACTTTCTTTTATGAAATTTGTTATCAAAATGAATTTGACCGAGATTGCGAAGGATCAAGTGTAATGTCTACTGGTTTTACAGTAAGTGAATATCCTAATGATACAGTGTATTTTGAAGATATGAATGGTAAAATTGTCCTATATAGATTAGATTCCATATCTGGTAATAAAATTACATTAAATGATTCACAAGGCATTGTGAATTACGAAAAAGGAGAAGTTCTTTTATACAATTTAACTATTATAAAAGGTAGTTTTGATGATAATCGTATTGAAGTTCGTGCAAAACCTTTATTAAATGATATAAACGCTCTACGTAATGTTTATTTGGATGTTGATATTGCCAGAAGTAAATTTACTGCTTATCCCGAGTAATTAGATGGCCGAAAAGATAAAAAAAATTTCTACCCTAATTGAAAGTCAATTACCTGGGTTCATATCATCTGAATATGAACAATTCAGTAAATTTTTAGAAAAATATTACGAACAGTTAGAATCTACTGGTAATCCATTAGATATCATTCAAAACATTGAAAACTATCGTGATATTAATTTTTATGAGAAAAATTTACTTAATCAAAAAACAATTTTATCTGAAAACATTTTAGCCAATTCGTCATCAATTACTGTTGCTGATGCTTCTTCATTTCCAAAAGAAAACGGATATATTCGTATTGGTAATGAAATTTGTTTTTATAAAGAAAGAACAAATAATCAATTTTTAGAAGTATCTAGAGGAGTTAGTGGAAATAATACACTTGGCGATTTATATAATTCTTCCGAATTTGTAACTACTCAGTCATCACCTCACTACACTGGTGATGAAGTTTATAATATCAGTAATTTATTTCTATATGCCTTTATTAAAAATTTTGAGGAAGAGTATCTAGGTGCTTTTCCAGAAAAATATCTTAAAGGAGAAGTTGATAAAAGAACATTAATCAAAAATATCAATAAATTTTATAAAGCAAAAGGTACTGATAGATCTATTAAATTTATTTTTAATTCTATTGTATCACAAAATGAAAGTGAAGTAGTAGAAGTATACAATCCAAAAGATTTTACACTCAAAGCTTCTGTTTCTGACTGGGTTACAAAATATGCTTTAAAAGTCAAAGTATTATCTGGAGATCCATTAAAATTGATTGGTAATGTAATTACTCAATCATTAGATGATTATGATAAAACTATTTCATTTGCTTCTGCTGTAGTTGATAATGTTGCATATCTTGGCAAATTTGATAATGAAAATCTTTACGAAATCGTTCTTGCTCCTAGCACAATTAATGGTAATTTTAAAATAGCGGCCAGAACAACATTACGGTCAAATGTTTCTATTTCTGCCGATACTGGAGATAGAATTAATCTATTTTCAACAATGGGCTTTCCGAAGCAAGGTAAAGTTTTAGTTGGAAATGAAGTCATTTCTTTCAATGATAAGAACGTAAATCAACTTATTATTGACGACAGACAAAATCCAGTATCACATACAGAAGGAATTTCGGTATATAGTTTCTCTACTGTTGAAGGTTCACACGAAGAAGGCACTGTTAGATTATTAACACTCGGAGTTTTATATAATTTACTTCCAGAAAAAGCATTACCGTACTCAGAAACAGGAGATTTAATTCAAGTATCAGAATCTGGATTTGAAACAAGAGATCCAGTTATTTTTGATATTAGAAAAAATTCAACCCGATGGTTTGTAAATACTAATTTTACTAAAGTAAATTCAATAGTACCAGGAATAAATTCTCAGATTAATGATTTGATTGCTGATGTATCAGCAATTTATGAAGATGATCAATATTATTATATTACCTCATCATCTTTCCCTTCACATAACAATTTACTTACATTAGAAATTACAGAGTCATTATCTGATCAAAAATTATTAAAATTAATTCGTAAATATCCAACAACAACAACTGAAGTATATGAAACCGGCACGAGAGATGTGGGCATCTTGGTTGACGGCTCTCCTGTGTTTGGGTACAAAGATTTTGATTTTGTAACTTTTGGAAAAATTCAAAATATCAAAATTGAAAGCAAAGGAGTTGGATATGCCGCTCCACCAACAGTTTTAATCAACGAACAATCAGGAAAAGCAATTTCTGTTTTGTCAGGAGAAACTTTAAACAGTATTATTGTAACTAGTGAAGATACTTACAGTAGTGATCCAGTAATTAGAATCACTTCTGGAGAAGGAGCAAAATTATCTGCAGTGGTAACAGAGGGAAGAATAAGTAGCATTAACGTTGTTAATTCAGGTAGATATTATTCTTCGCCACCAACAATTAGAATTATTGATGCGTTGGGCAAAGGAAACTTTGCTGAATATGAAGCTATTTTAGATAATGAAGGAAGAATTGCTAGTTGCCGTAGAATTACTGGCGGTAGATTTTATACAAGAGGTAATGTAATTATTACAGTTGAGGCTCAAGGAAAAGGTGCTCAAGCAACTGCTGAGGTCAAACGTTGGGTAAAAAATAGATATGAAAAATTAAAGAATAATTTAGATACAAATAATTCATATGTGTTTCCTAGTTTTGATGGATCTAAAAATTATGGATATGGTGTAGTTGCAAATCCAGTAATATTAAGAAGAAGATTAGGAGATAATATTAGTGCCATTTATCAAGAAACTACACCATTACAGCATTCTTCTATTATTGGATATGCTTATGATGGTAATCCAATTTATGGTCCTTATGGTTATTCTGATCCAGTAAATTCTTCATCTTCCATCACAAGACTCTCTAGTGGATATTCATTAAATGGTTCTAGGCCAAATGGTCCTTCAATTTCGCAATATCCATTAGGTACTTTTGTAGATGATTATACATGGACTCCGAGTGTCAATTCTGGAAAAACAGAATTAGATTCAAATAATGGAAGATTTTGTGTAACTCCCGATTATCCTAACGGAATATATGCTTACTTTCTAACAATTAATCAAAACAATATCCCAGTATTTCCTTATGTACTAGGAAATAATTTTTATTCTCTTCCTGTAGATTCTAATTATAATTCTATAATCTCTCAAGATGATATTCCTGTTTCAGTAAGAAGATTAAAAACAGAAGATTATGAAATTAATGGAAATGATTTTTATGGTTATATACAAGATGTAAAAGGTGGTAATATTTCTTCGGCTACAGTTTATGAATCGTTGGAAAACTTTTCAGTAAATTCATTTGTATCTATAAATGATTTCTTAACTGAAGGAACTGGAGCTGCTGCAATAGTATCTTCGGTAAAAGGAAAACAAGTTTTATCAATTGAATCAAATCAAACAAAAGCAATTCAATTTACCACGGTTGAAAACTCTTATTTGTTTGCAGGAGATACGATTACTCAAGAAGTTACAGGAGCAACTGGTATATTAATTGGCAATTCAATTAATGAAAATAATTTTGTTCTTAGTAATGTACAAGGAGAATTTAATACTGAAAATGTAATTAATTCAGAAACCAAAGTTGTTACATTAATTTTAGATAGTAATTCAATTTTTACTCAAGGAGCAACAATAACTCTTACTGACGGAAAAGGAAATATAGGGTCTGATATAGCTGTAGGGGAAATTTTAGAAGGTATTATCCGTCAAAATTCATTAAAAGTAAAAGTAATAAGTGGAGAGTTTATTTTAAACGATGATTATTTTTTAAAAAGTAGTAATTTAGGTGATACGTCTAGAACACAAATTTTAAACATTATTTCTTTAAGTGAAAATTTAAATATTTTTAATATTAATGACAATATTGCTATTGTAGAAACTAATGGCTTTCATAATATAGCAGTTGGAGATAAAGTAAATATTGACATTTTACCTGATGATGCAGAAACAGAAACATTATATTTTGTAAGAAAAAGA